GAAAGACCTACCAATAAGTCCATCAAGTTTTTCTTATTGAAGATGGTGAAATATTCTCCCCAATACCAGCATGTGTTCGCGAACACGGATTCTATAATCAGAGAATCAGACTCAGTATCTAAACTTCTTACTGCTTGGATGGCCTCAGCGGTGGTGCATACTCCCTCTTCTTGCAACAATATGTGTATGGCTGCCCTCTTGAGACCCAGCTTTGGAAGGTAAAGGGTACGTGGTATCTGTGTCCACCAGTGTGCTTCAACCGTCTCCGTCGCTGGCTGTGCTAACCAATACTTACAAGCTCTCAGAGCGGCTAACATATCTTCATGCCACCTGTGGTTGTTTACCAGCTTGATGATGATTGCTCGCACCTCCTCTGCACTATAAGTTGTAGTCATGGGCACTATTTGTGTAGGGGTTGTGATACCTATCTTCCCATCTATACCTAAGTCTATGACTTGATCACATAAGAATGGAGTGTGTCGTACATCGTCTTGTATGATATTATCAAGGATAGCTAGATCTTTTGATGTCAAGCCTGAACAGTTCAAGAATCCAAAATAATTCTTGAAATTATCTACGGTTGCATCGTCTGAGAACCAATTATCTTTAGTGTTTTGCAAAACATAAACGTCGTTCAAGTCTGTCGTGTGCTGTCCCACTGGTACTATAAACCTATTCTTAATAAATCCAAATGTATCACCAAAATGATTCCCACTACGGCTGTGGCCGTCGTTATAGTCATACATCTTCCACACTTTGACAGTTTTGACTAATCTTGCATCCACATATTCAGGGTTCGGCAAATGTACGCCACCCACTAAAATGTTTTGGGCTGGCAGCGTAGCACTCCAAACAACAATGTCTGCGAGTAGAGCCTGAGTAGATTGATCAGTAGAGATAATCTGTGCTCCATCCTCGTGGTTGCGCACTACTAAAGCCAATTTTTCCAGTTGAGCCATTTCATCTCCTGCTCTGACTATGGACATCACCTGCGACGCTGTGAACTTGATAGTGTGATCAAAAACTTGGGTTTTACCTATCATCTTAAGTAGTTG